TATTTCGCATTGAACTGCGGTTATTATCAATTGCGCTCTTGTTGCTAATGCATCTATTTACACTATATCTTATCATAGTCCATTTTGCTGATCTTCTTAATGCCATTATCATGTTTTTTGCACTTGTTACGATTGTAAAATCATATCCCATATTTGAATAATACTTTGCTATTTCATTCAAAAACTTTGTTCCAAGTCCTATCCCTTGATAATCGGGCAATATTACTAATCTGCTACATCTTTTTAATTTCTTGTTTTTTCCATGTGGCTGATGTAACACACCACAAAAGCCTATTATGTTGTCATTGTCATATAAGCCAAAACATCTTGCGGATTTTGTTAGTTCATTGCTTAAATAATGATACTTGCTAAATTTCGCCCACTCCCCATATTCACATGGTCTGATTGTAAATTCTTTTTTAGGTTGTGGGTCTGTCCAAAAAAACCTTGCATTTTATTAGTATCAAATACCCAGTCGGGTTTCAACCATTCTAATATGTCATAATGACAACTAACCGCTACAAATTTTTTATCACTCTTTTCAATAGCTTTGTGAATAGCAATACAAGCGGTTTGTGCTACTTGTCTATCTACAACTGATGTAAATTCATCAAAAACAACAAAATCCTTTTCTAATAATGCTCTCGCCAAATCTACACGCATTTTTTCGCCATTTGATAATACTGAATAAGGTTTCAACCAACTTGGTACGCTACCAAATCCAACTGTGTAAAACATTTTGGTTATATCATCTACGCTGCATTCTTTTGGCATATCATCAACAACTGCTTGTGCTTTGTATTCAAATCCTTTTATATAATCGTTGCCAAATAATTCTTTTGCGATTGTGCTTTTGCCTGTTCCCGATCCTCCCACAATCACACCTATTTTCCAATTATCGGGCGTTTCTATTTGTCCTTTGAATACTTCATTGCATTTATCTAAGCTCACATCAAAATCCGCTTGTATTTTAGAAATTCTGAATGAAATATTATCAATGTTGTTTTTCTTTACAATGTTGAAATTTTGCATGAATACCCCATTTCTGAAAGTTTTGTAAATGTTTCTTCCGCTTCTTCATCATTAGCGCATTCTATTACAACTGATATGCTTTCATTGTAATTTACATCTTTGCGTTCTACTTTTGTGTTTTCTTCCTGTTCTTCGGGCAATCCCCAATCAATATCAAAATCGCTAAAATCAAGTGTTGGTATATCTTCCGAAAGCAAATCAAAATCCCACTCACTCTCATTTAACTTGTTATCAAGCAATCTTAACTTATCAACTTGCTCCTGTGTCAATTCATCCATCTTTACAACAGGAACTTTATCTAACTTTAATCTTTTACTTGCTATCAATCTACAATGCCCGATAATCAAAACATTGTCTTTATCAACAACCAATGGCTGAGCAAAGCCGAACTGCTTAATGCTTTCCATTACATTTTTTATCTGTTTTTCATCATGCTTTTTGGCATTTCTTTCAAAAGGCTTTATATCCTTTACTGCCATCATTTCAACATTCATTCAGTTTTGCTCCAATCTGTTCCAAATCTATCAATGATCAATTTAAAATCTTCTAAGTCATGTTGCTTAATGCTATATGTTTCTGAACCATCTGCATTAAATTCTATTCCTACATGGAGTAATTCATGAAATAAGAGCATTTTTAATTGTTCATCAGAAAATCCCTCAATGTTAGGCTCAAAAACTGTGATTGTAAAATCTGCAGGTATTCCCCACTTATATTTATCTGCTACTTTTTCACATTGACCTAATACAAGTTTATCGCCCGATTTCTTTTTGTGTTCACTTGATAGATAAACAATGGTTGCTTGTGAATTTCTAATATCCAACAATGCATCTTCTGTTTCTATCAACTCCCTTGCAATTTCTGAATACTTTTCGTTTAACGTTCTTCTATCCATATTCTATCTCCCTATCATAATAAAAAAAGCAACGATAACAGGACTCGAACCTGTACCCTAGGAGTCAAATTCCTATGTACTGACCTTTATACTATATCGTCACTTATAATTATATCATATTTAATTTTACACTTCCATTTATTTTTCGTTTATCATGCCCTTGTAAACGTACTTTGCATACTGACTTTCATTTCCGTATTTATCTTCAAAATCACACATGATCGTTCTTATGTCCCACCCTTTTTGCCTTAATCTGAATATCACATCAGATAATCTAGTTTCGCCATAAAGACTTATGCCATCCCATGTAGTAATATTTCCATGTTTTACAAGATGTTCTCTTACTTTTTGCGTTTTGTTCATACTCATTCCCCCTCATAACTGCATAATTGAATATCACATTTATCATAACAAAGTTTTATCAGTTCATCCCTAGACATATCATTGTCTTTAAATGTAGATAATCTGTGTTCCATCTTATCAACAAATTTAGCAATATAATCGTTGTTCTTGTGGTAATCGTCTTTCAAACACAAACACAAATTTGCATAGAACCAAAACCAATCATTTTCTATATTGTTCTCACGTTCTTTTTGTAATTCGTTTTCCATTTCTTCAAGTTCACGATTATATTTATCAACTAAATCGCTTACCTGTTTTTGATAATATCCATGTACCCTAGTATTAAATTCTCTCTGTTTATCTGTGAGTTCATTCTGCCTGTTTAACTTTTCCGCTAATCGCCTTTGACTTCTATTCATTATTCCACCTCACTAAATCCCAACACATTGTTTAAATTGAAAATCGCTTTTACTCTATGCCCTGTTAATAATTCATCATAAAAAACAACTTTCCCATCTTCTTCAATTTCCCATTTTTCTGCTCTTACCATGATTTCACAAGTGCCTGTATATACTCTAAACATTCTTTTCCCTCTTTTCTTCCAATTCTGTTGACACCTTTTTTACATCTTCTATTGCTTGATGATAACCACACAACCATGCACTATCTATATCTGCTATGTATTGTTCTTTGCTGAAATTGCTTTCCTCAATCTTGTTCTGTTTCTTTTCCTGTGCATCTAACCACTTTAAAACCTCATTACAAGGAACACTATATATATTGTGGTCTTTCACAAATCCAATTGACCTATATCCCTTATCTCTTAAATGTTTAACTGCATTTCTGCATACTCCAATAAAAATTTCTCTTTTTTCCATCAATCCCACACCCTCAATTGTTTTGCATTATCTGTAAATACTGCATCATCATTGAGCCAATCAATAAAACCATTGTGCTTATATACGCATTTATCCGATACTAAGCAACAATCACAATTGTTAGTACATTTTGTATCAAGATTGTCAATGATATTGCATAATACATTTGCCATTTCTTCAACACTAACATTTTTTAAATATTCGTATCTCGTCATTTTTCCTTACCTCTTTTTTTAAATAAGGGCTATACCTTATCAGCATAGCCCTTTTAATTATCTTGCAAGCTGAACCTTAGTACCTAAAACGTGTAACAATCCATCTGTACCGATTTTTGATAATGGCTCGAACTTCTCAACTGTTGCTCCCTCTTTGGCAAGTTCCATGATTTCTTCACATACCATCATGTGCTCATTTTCATCATACAAAGGCATTGTGCTTGCTTCATAAAATTCCATTAAATCCATTGTGTTTTCCTCACTTTCATTTGATAATTCAATTATACATAATGTTTATATGTATGTCAACAATAATTTTATATTATCTTTAAATTGATAAATATTCTCTTGCTACATACTGACCATAAGATAAGCCCATTTCCTGTGCTTTTCTCTGTATTCCTGTAATATCATCACGCCCGACTGTTAAATAGCCTTTTTTCTTTCTGCGTAAATAATTAGCCTTTTTAGCACATTCTTTAGTGCAATAAAACTGCCTTGAACTTTTCCTTGTAAATATTCTCCCACATTGCGGGCATTTCATATCCTCATATCTTACTTTTATCATTTTTCATCTTCTCCCATTGCTTCATTTACTGCCATAATCCCCAATACTGCCCCTAATCCTACCATTAGTGCCAACGCCACAATGATCGTTATTATTACTCCCATGACTTTTTCGTTCTGCTCCTTTTCTGAATTTCTTTTACTCGTTCTGTGTGTGAATGATAATAATTTTTCGTTCTTTCATCCATTACCCCCTTATTTTCTTGATAGTATTTTTTATGGTACTTGCTTCTGTCTTGTGTTGATATTTCCTTTTCTAGTACCTCTAAAATCGTTTTTATGTCCTCTTTGCTATAATTTATACCATTGTCTGTTTTTGTACCCCTTAAAAGGTAATTTTCAATGATTTTTAATCGTTTTATGCTCATGCTATCCCTCACTTGTAAAATTTATGATTTCCGATTGTATAAAGATATTCGCAATTTTTAGATTGCCATGTGTCCTTTAGATTTTTATTTTCAAAATACAAAGCATCAATATCGTCATATTCTCCACGCTCAATAGCGGCTAATGCTAAATGGCACTCTGTATCGGGTTTTACTTCAAAAAATCTTCCGTCTGCTAATGGGCTAAACTGATAAACTCCATTTGTTTTCTCAAAAATTACTGTATCAATATCGTTTTCAAAATCATCACTTTTAACCCTGTTCAATATAACTGCCATTACCATAGCTTTGCCCTCGACTCCCTCGCCCTCGGCTTCTGCCATTGCAATTTTCATTAGCATCATTGCATCATATAGATCAATTGTGTTTTCTTCTTTTCTTTCGTCCTTACTTGCCTTAACTAATTCGTTCATCATTTCGATTTCATTCGTTTTAGCTTGCAAATTTTCCTCGTTTATTGCCTGTATTTCAATCGGTTTTACTTGGCTTGATGTTTCACTCTTAAAGAGCAAAACGCCGCCTAAAAACAACAAAAATCCCCCAAAAATTAAAACTCTTTTCATTTTCCCTCTCCCTTACGCTAATACATAATTATCTAACTCATTCATTGTGATAAAATGTTTCTTTCCGTAACTGATAGCCCCTGTTTTTTTATCAATCAGCACATCTTTAAGTGTGACATAATTTTCTTCTATATCTGCGACTAAATACACGCCTTTTCTGTTTGGTTTTGTTACCCACATTCCTAATTTTATTGTGTTCATTTTACATTTCCCTTTGCGGGGCTTTTTGCCCCGCTCCTTTCTTTTAAATAAAATCGCTCATGCTCATTCCAATATAATTTAAATATTCTTCTGTAAATGCGGGATATGGTTCTTCGTCCTCATCATCATCTTCTGCAATCTCGTAAACGATTTCTCTTTCATCAGAAAATGAAGCGTATGTAATTTCTTCAACAGGATCAATGAACTGCTTAATAATATCTATTGCTTCATCATCTGAAATATCATGTAGTGGCTTTCCCCATATTCTTTCGATTTCGTCCTTGATTGTATCTGTGATTTCAAATCTGTATTCCATTTCGCATTTCCTCGCTTTCCTTTGATGATTATATATTAACACCTGTTTATTCTAAAGTCAACAATTATTTTATATTTATTGTTAATATTTTATGGTTATTATTTCATTATCCTTTTCTAGTTCTGCTAATCGTTTCCCAAGGGTTATGATGTTATAACCCTTGGCTCTATATGCTTTTATTGTTCTGATAAACTGTTCTCTATTTTTTACTTTCATATTCTTACTCCTAATCTCATGCAATTTGTTTTTGCTTCACAAAACTTTTTCCAATTTTCTGCTGTCTGATCTTTTAAATACTGTTCTTTACAATCCTTATAAACTTTTAACGCAACTTCTTTGTTCATGTACATCTTTATTACCTCGCTTCATTTGATATATTAACTATAACATATGTTTATACGAATGTAAACAATTATTTTATATTTATTTCAAAAAAAATAGGAGTTGATTTATTCAACCCCTATACTTATCAATAATATCTAACCCCTTTTTAAGTCCATCAGCATAGGCTTGTATCACTTCTTCGCCTGTTCCGCTATGAGACAACATTTCTTCAAGCATCTCAGCTCTTATCTTGTCAATAACAGGCTCTTGTTTTAATGCTTTAATTGCTACATCAAACCCTTTTCGCATGAAAGATTCACGTTGTATTATTCTTAAACTCTCAAAATGCTGTATTACTTTTTCTAATTCTTCCTCTGTCATTCTTCCACCTCTCTATTATCACTTCCACAGTTAGGACAATAGTTCATGTTTATTGGTTTCATTTCTGTATAACAACTTCTACAATTACTACACATATAAATCGCTTTATATTTAGCATCAAGATTATTAGTATCTATCCAATGTCCTTTTGGTCTTATTGGTGTTACTGGGGGCATATTGTTTATCACATCAAAAGCCGCTGAACAAGTGTTATAGCCTATAAAACCACCTGCGTCTTGTATTTGATCTATTATTTTTAATACTTCTTTTCTGCTTATCGCATCATCTCTATATCTGTTGCCGCAGACACAACACTTGCACATTTCATGGGGCTTGCCATCTATCTCTCGATATGCACAAGTAGTGCATTTCTTAGTAGTTGAACTTATCGGATTTTCCGAATTGTTCGGATTTCCCAAACTGCTTGGCTCTTTGTATTCTGCATTCCACCACTTTTTTGGGTACGCATTATTAAATTCGTAATTTTCTCCCATTACACATATATAAGACTCAAACTCTGTTATTCTCAAATTTGGGAATGTTTCTTTTATTTTTTCTCCATTAGTCATTTTTCAATCCCTCCAAATCACAATCCAATATTTTCCAAATTCATCAGTAAATGTCTTGTCGATAAATTCCCCGCAAGTCTTATTTGCTATATACTGCGCATAGGTCATATCTCTGTACTTGTTCATTCTATCCATTTTTTATCCCCCTTTTATTATGCGGGGCTTTTCGCCCCGCCTGTTATTAAAATTCAATTACTGAACCATCTGTAAACATTGCACTTGGTTTCCAATCACAATTGAATGGGTCAAGTGATGGTGTTGTGAAAGTCATATCGCCTTTGAGGAAATAATGCTCCCCATCAGCATAGAACTCGCTATCCCACTTGATTGATTTTAAGCAATCAGCAAAGCGGTTGTTATTGTGTGTTGTTGTTTCATAAGCGTTTTTGATTTTGTAAAATAATGTTAATGACATAATACATACCCCCGTAGGTTTGATTTATTTGTTTCGTTGATATTACTATAAACTATTTATATATATATGTCAACTATTATTTTATATTTTCTTACATTAAACCTAATTCCTTATAGAAATCAACCTTTTCATCATGCGACTGTTTGTTTCTATAACTGTATTCGGGTAATGGTATTAACTGACTTATCTTGTCAATTCTGCTAGATACTCTATCATCTATGCGTAATTCATTCACTTTCATGTTAGATGTAAATATGGTTACTAACTTTTTCTGATAGCGACTTTCAATGATCTTGAACAAAATATCATTTAACCATTCTGCTCCTGTATTTTTTGCCCCTATATCATCAATTACAAGCACTTTACATTCACATAATACTTCTATCGGGTTCTTTTCCCCTTGATTATCCTGTTTTGATAAATCTATTAAATCGCTTTCAGATACAAATTTAGTTGTTAACTTATACTTGACCATCAAGGAATTACAAATACATGATGCAAGAAACGTTTTTCCTGTTCCTCTTGATTTACTATAAATATATAAGCCTATTCCTCTTTCTTGCCACTTTTCAAAATCCTTTACAAAACTATCAATGAATTTCTTTTGCTTGTCTGTTTCGCACTTCTGCCCCTTTTCATCAACATAAATATCCCACTTAAATGCTTCAATATCAGCATCATAAAATGTGGTCGGGATGTTTGCTCGTTCTCTAACATTTTCAATTACTTTTGCTTCTCCACCATTGCAATAGGGGCAAGGTTCTCCATAATCTACCTCTGAATTTCCCCCATACAACTGCTTGCTAAGTTCTGTGGATTTTCTTACAATTATCCACCCGCTACCTTTACATTTCGGACATACACCAAACATCTTTACACCTCACTTTCTCACATTCCCCAATCAACAGGGTCATTGTCTTTTAGAAATCTATCTCTAAAATTTTGATCAATCTCAATTTTGCTTGATTTCTGCTTACCTCTTGAAAAGCTATTTTTTTCCCATGTTCTAACACACGCTTTCCAATCCTTTATTTTTCTACCTTTGCTTAATTCCCAATTTCTTGCTTCGTAATAATCAATAAAATATTCTGCATCAATATTATTGTTTCGCTCTTTGCAGTATGCTTTTACTTCTTCAACTGTCGGTGGTACAAATCTTTTTGTTTTAGGTTCTTTTTCTGTTGGGACAATATATATATTATTATTATCAGTATTTAATTCTTTAGTTATTTTTTCTTTAGTTATTATTTGTCCTTGATTTTCAACCCCTTGAAATTCAACCCCTAGATTTTCTACCCCTTGTTTTTCATATCCTTGTTTTGGTCTTTTTGGAGTTTCATAAACATTGTAAATATATTCAATACGCCCTGTTTTGCTTTCGTTTGGCATAACCTTTATTACTTCCAAATAACCAAACTGTTTTAATTCGTTTAAAGTGGATTTAATAGCGGTTTCGTTTTCCTTGCATACTGCAACCAATCCATTTATTGAATAATCCCAACTGTCGGGCAATGATAACATAAAACTTAATAATCCTTTTGCCTTTAAACTCATTTCCTTTTCTTTAAAATGTGCATTACTCATTAAAGTGTAGTTTTTTGTATGTTCAACTCTAAATATCCCCATTTGTTTTCAATCCTCCAATTCTGCTTTTTTCATACTCAAAAATTCGATTACAAGCATTTTAAATTCTTCGCTTGTATCATGCCCCATATTGCCCATTGTGATGCTTATTTCTGCGCCATGATCTAATTCTTCAAGTATATCCGTAATTTCTGCAATTAGTTCTGTATTCATTTTTATTCTCCCTTTTCCCAAAACTTTTTCAATAAAAAACCACCTCACACAACTACTAGCCCTAGCGTGCGAGATGGTTTTTGTTTACCTTATTCAGTTAGCTCCCTGTTCAGTAGGGCTAGTACTGAATAAGGCTTTTGTAATGTGGCCTTTTAAAAAGTATGTATTTATTATATACCTTTGCTTTACAAAAATCAATACTTTTATTTAATTTTTCCAACAAAAAAGCATCTTGTCACTATTCAAGATGCTTTTTTGTTACGTTATTGATTTTGTGATTTACACCTTATTAGATTATATTTATTGTAACTCTAAAACTCTTGAATTACAATACTTTTATTTCAATTTCTGTCCTAGGTATTTTCTTGTCATACAATACCCGACTTCCATCCATTGAAACTACAATATTACTGTTATCATCTGCCAAAATACCATATTTTACAAGAATGTCGAGAGTACTTTCCTGCAAGTTCACTAAGTCTACACGCCTATGTGTTGGCATATAATACACGCATTTCACATTAACAGCGCAATCAATAGCACTAAAAGGAATTGCGTTCAAATACTGCTCACAATCCTTTTCATACTGCTTGTACTCTTTTGATGGAATAATGCAATTTCTCTTTTTGTTAGTTCCTTTGATTTTTACTTGAATAATCTGCTGATGATTTTTTTTAGTGATTGGTGTTATAGGTATTGTAATATTTAAAATTTCGCCCATTTTTGCCCCTACAATCAATTTTTATTTTGTTCATTATAATTTATTCATTAAAACAATTAAAACGCCTTAAAACGAAAAATAACCCCCTTTCCGCTATACCCTCTGATATAGGGTATAGCTTTTTAGATGGCTTTCAATTTGTGTGATAAATTCCTTTGAGCCATTAAAGAGAGTTTTCTTTTAGGCTTTCGCCTTGGTGTTTCAACCTATTTCCACTTGTTATACACAAGTTTCGATTTATCCCAGTTCGGATAATGTGATTTTAAATATTCTTCTGCTTTATCTCTGTAAATCTGTGTTGTTAATCCGTTATCCATTTCTCTGTGACAATCTCGACATACTGTAACTATGTTTTCCTCAATTCCTAACCCGCCCTGTGAGCGGTTAATATAATGACCTTCTCCACGTCCATATCTGCCACAAAAGATGCAACAATGATTATCACGTTCTTCTACTCGTTCCCGAACCTGTGGAGTGATTTCACAAGCCTTAGTTCTTTTTGATTTCATTTTTCTTGCCCCATAATTCAAGCATATGTGCTAACTCCGCTGGCGTTGCAGTCTCTATCCCTTGTTCTTTACATTCTGCAACTGTTCCCGCTATCAATTTATTCATTTCGATATTGTTGTATTCATGCGAACCCCGATACACTCGATAAAAATATACGTTTTTCCCATTTTCTTCAATAACCTTTACACATTTTGTATGTATGGTTTCAAGTTCTATCATATATTCTTCGGGTGCATTGGTCTTATAGATCATTGGTTCATTATCATCAAGATACATTATCTGTCCATAACTAGCGATTAAATGATTTTTGCATCTTGCCATGCTAATGTTTAATTTTTGCCTTAGTTTATCGCATAATACGTGAAAATAAGCATTGCTATCTAATGATCGTGGTTTTTTCTCTTTATATTCTTCTAACAACCACTCTATTTCAAGTGGTTGTTGCATCAAGAACATGATTAAATCTTTAGTTTTCGCCCGCATCTTTCATAGCCCCTAACTGCTTAATTGCATTGGTATATTCAACAGGTGTCAATTCAGAAAACTTCTTGCCATTGAATGTGTTTCCCTCTACACCCTTGCGCTTGCACATTGCTTTCAAGGTTTCAACTTCCTTTTCAGTTATAGGCTTGTTTGCCTGTTCCTTTTCTTCTTCGGGTAAATCTTCTCCCGCATAGATGTAAAGACCTAAACCGAACATTGCAAGGTTCTTAGTTAAGCAACGCATGATTGTTTTGTTAATGTCAAACATTGTAGCGGCTTCGCAAGTCTTTTTCCCATACTTTGTTGTGTACTCATAAGGAACTGCTTTCATTGCCTTGTTTGCTCCATCCATTACAGGCAACCACATTTCATGAGTTAAATCTCCTACTGTTACTGTGGTATAGCACATATAACCGAGGTTTTCATCATATACATAAGGCTTTCCATCAAACTTTACTACCTCATAAGTTGCTTCGGGATAAACCTTTTTAAATTCAGCCCACGCCCACGCCCAACTAAGGTAAGTCAAGCCATTTTTGCCCTCTGTGTGTCCGTTTACATTGATGTTGTTAAGTGTTTCAAATACATTTCCCATTTTCTTTCTCCTTATCCGAAAAATTCTACAAATTCATCCCATGTCAATCGAAGCAAATCCTTGATTTTAAGAGCCTGTTTAATACTGAAATTTCCTTTACCTGTCAACTTTACATAAAGTGCTTGATAAGTGATATTCAGTTCGCCCGCTAACCACTGCTGATTGATACCATGTGTTAATAAATAATTTTTAAATGCCATTGCATATCTCCTTTCTATATATAGTATTATAAAACAATATTATATATGTGTCAACTTTTATTTTATATTTTATTCAAAAAAAATAGAGCAAGCCTAAACTTGCCCCATTTTATCAATCTTTATATTCCTCACAAATCAATGGCTTTCCATCTGCATCAACTAATAATGTTAATGTTCCATGATTATAAGAACCATCCGAACGCCAATATTCAACGCCTGTTTTTGTATCAACTATTACATCTCCACTAAAATATTCTTCTAACGTTACAAATCTTGTGGTATCTTGTGTACTAACCGAATCAATATCAGAACTACAACCACATAAAAGTAATGCACTCAACATTATCACGATCATCTTATTTTTCATTTTTACACTCCTTTTCAAATTCACTATTTAACCATTTTAATATTTCTTGCCACTCAACCATTACAAGATCATCATTTTCGTCATGTGTGATATAATCAACACCACCATATTTTGTCAACTGATTTATTGCGAACCTACACCCGCATAAATAGGCTTGTTTTCTTGTCATTCTTTTCCCTTTTCTGCGTTTTCGATTTTTCTTAATATATTTTCAAGCGTTTCCAAAACATTATACCATGCATTACCTACTTGTACTATTGAACCACTAACATCTTCATCCTTGAATGGTTTTATTGTTTCGATTGCATCAATATACACTATTATCGGGCTTGCTTTATCACTTTCTAATGCACTGTGCAATACTATAAATGGTCTAATATATTTCATCTTTTTTCCCCTCTGCGTTTTCTTAGATTTTCATTGCCTATTGGCATATAAACACGTTCATACAACTCTTTCATCTGTTGCTTTATAATGTGATAGGAGATTTTCTAATACTTTGATATGATGTTCTCTCTCACTCATTCCCATCTTCACTCTCCCACTCTTTCAAAATTCACATAGATGTTATTTCCAATACCATGAATAATCAAAATAAAATGTTTCATTCCTTATTTTCCTTTAAAGTATTGATTTTATATGTGCCAATAACCACTTCTTCCACTTGTCTTTACTAATTTTTCGCATCTTTATTCTCCTTTAACTTATCTATTTTCTGTTGGATAATCTTACTACTTGCTGATATACCCTCATAAAACTTATTAACAGGTTCAAAACCAAATGGAATATTATCACCCATCTTTATTTCTTCAATCTCTGTCTGTAACTCTGTAAGCACTTCAATCTTGGCTTGTTTAATTACTCGTTTGGTATACTCAATCTGCATTTTCTCTATGTCAAAATCAAGTCCATGAGAAGCGTAAAAATCTTTATCATTTATTGCCATCTTCTATCTCCCTATCCTATGGATAAATGTTGCTATTGAAAACCCACATACAAATGCCAATACTGTTAGTGCTATTACAGATGATGGGTCTGCACCATTATTGATTAAATCAAATATCATTTGCTACTCCTTTCAGTTTGTCTATTTTCTGTTGGATAAGTTCGCTACATTTATTTGTGCCAATCAAAAAGTAATCTTCATCTTGATATGCAGGAGGTGTATCTAATTCTTCAATCCTCAACTGTATATCAGTAAGCATAGCCACCATATCAGCCTTTAATCTTGCTTCATAGTCGGCTTCCATCATTTGATAGTTTTTCATAGTGTCAATAGCTATATCAAAGGCTTGCTTATTTTCGTGAAGTGCATATTTTCGTTCTTTTCCTAGTGCTGTCCTAGCTTCATCAATCGTCATTCCCATCTTCTACCACCCTCTTAATTTTCTTAAGTTTTGGATAACATCCCTCTGGAATAATACAAGGCTCTTTGAGTATCTGTTCTATCTTCTGATACTTGCGCATGGTATTTATTGCCAATCGCAACGCTTCTCTATTGAGCAAGCAATCATCTGTTAATTCTCCATATTCCCAATCATCCTGTTCAAAATGCAAATCCTCAAGTCTATCAATAGCTTTATCAATCGTCATTCCCATCTTCTATCTCACTTCCTTATCCAAGTTACAAGCTGTCTTATCATCCACCGCTCTAACTTACATGGTGGAAGTCGCTTTATGATGAAACAGAAGATATAATCAAGTATTATCATCTTCTTGCCCCTCACTTTCTGCCTTATCAGCAATTACCGCAAGACTTTTGGATATATCTGCAAGCATTGTAGCGATAGCGCCAAGTTGAAATACAACCATTTCCTCATATGTTCCTGTCGGCTTACATTCTGCTCTTTCCCTCATTAAATCAATTACCTTTTGATTTTCTTCAAGTCTTGTCATTCCCATCTTCTACCTCTCTCAAAATCTGTTTAATCTCACCTATAACACAGTTAAAATCTTGAAGATTTTCACGTATCTCATCCAGAGTTAATTCATTGTAAAACATTTGGTCAACTTCTTCTCTATCCTCTGCTTGAAACACTTGTGTTATATCTTTTAGATTTAATATAGCCTCATGCTCTGTCATTCCCATCTTCTACCTCTACTTAAATAAAATATGCAACTATTCCTGTTATACCTATCGCACTTAATACAAAATTACCCCAAGCTATCCTTTCTCCACGCGCAGCTCTTACAATATTAATAAATCCCATCCATGCTACTAAAAATACAAAAATTAACAATACCCATTTTGATTTATACATTTTATTCCTCACTTTCTACTTACTAAATATTCATCTATTCCTAGTAATTCCATTATCCACATTGGCACAATCAAAATATAAAGAATAATAATCATATCTTTTATTACTCTAATTATCATTTATTCTCACTTTCGCTCACATAAACAACTTTGCTACCATCTTTAAGCCAAACTAAAATTGCATAAGGAATACCCCTTAATAACTGTGGTATATACATTGGGTCTGCGGGTCTATAATCTTCTACTTCTACATTCGGGAACTTATCGCAAAATTCATTATAAATATCTCCGTATGTTTTCATCACTTATCCTCACTTTCTACCTGTTCATCTTCCGTGTTTACCAAGATCGACAACATCATATTTAATCAAACAAAAAATACCCTTGATAATAAACTGAATGAAATTACATGAATAATCACTTACTTTCCAACAATCATCTTTTAAATTTCTTGCACATATTGACCATTTACCGCCCATTTATTTCCTCACTTTCTGCCTTGTACTCCTTACAAGCCTTTTGACTTGCTTGATGATAACTTACTCTGTTCGGATGGCAACATCTGCCTTGCTCCCTTGTATCACCATTTTTCACATAAAATGCAAAGTTTTTGCACATCCCACATCTGCCTTCATAGTTGCCTTTTGCGTTTTTGGTCATTCCTTATCCTCACTTTCTATTTATACTTGTCAATAATCTGCAATACTTCTAGTCTTGTTACTCGATTAAATTCCTCAATAACATCATCTGCACTTATCTTTCCATTCCTAAAATCAATCAGTTCTCCAAATATTAGTGAATCAACATATAGCGTATCTGCTATCTCGGCTCTTATCTTGTCAAGAATAGGCTCTTGCGATTTAATAGAAGCCTTAATCAACGTATCAATCGCTATCTGTTTGTTAGGTGCAAGTGCTCCATACATCTGCATTAACTCTGATTTTGCTTGCTCAATTGTCATTTTTCCACCTCTCATGGTATCCAATTTACACAATTATAACTATCATTATTACCCTCTATGGGTTTTCCCGCTCGTTTCCCTTTGTTCTTTATATTACCTCTTAGGTAATCTTCCCATGTTTCGTCATACATAACATTTGTTTTATCTATGGGCTTATGCTTTTTGATCTCCTGTACTATCTGCACTGCAGTTTTCATGATTACCTCTCAATTTTTAAAACAGGATATTTTTCTACTGATAACAATTCTCTAAATTCATCCCAACATTCTTGATATGTTTGTTTGTTTTCTCTGACGATAACAGGAATATTTTTCCATGTTACACATCTTCCCATACCTTTTAATGCATTAAATGAAATTTCTCCTTTTACATACTGCTCTTTAGCATCTGCATACATCTGTGCAAATAATGTCATTCTTAGTTTATTAAATCTTTTTCTTGTCATTTCTTATTACCTCGCTTTCATTTGATATACTAATTATACTAAATATTTATACATCTGTCAACAATAAATTTACAATTATATAAAATAACAAGGGTTTCAAGCCCCTGTTATTTTAATTGATTGCTTTTACCTGTGCCTGTGTAAAGAAACTAGCTTTTTTCATGAACATCTTATCATCCTTTTCTTCTTCGGCATCTTCCTTACCACTTACAAACTTCCATATCATGATCTGTGCTTTTGCCTTTTCGCCTTTCTGCACTTGATAGCCTAATTCTTTCCACATTGCATATGTGTGTATTGGTTCTACTTCCTTGTATGTCTTTTCTTCTCCGTTTTCATCTAAGTATGTTGCTTCACGTCCTGTGTAGTTCAACACTCCATCTTCTGCTAATCTCTGACTTTCCATAAAAATAATCATTGCATTTGTCATTTCACATTTCCTCGCTTTCGCATATCAATCATTTGATAATACTAATATAAACTATTTTTATATATCTGTCAACTATTATTTTATATTTATTCCAAAAAAATATTTATCCACAAAGTTATCCACAATATGATCATATGATTTTCGTTTATGCAAAATTACATTTTATACAATATATTAGTTATGCACATTATCAACAATTCATACACAATACTATCAACATAGTTATCAACAATTAAAAACACCCTCAAATACAACATTTATGCGTGTTTGCTGACTTATGCACAATATCAACAACCCCTATTATTACTATTACTATTCAATTATATATTTATATATAGCAATTCCCGAAAAAATAGCATCAAAAAAGAGTGAGCCGAAACTCACTCTTTAATGTTATAGATTTTTAATTTTTTCTAATACAGAGTCATATTCTTTTGGATAAAGTAACTTAATAGCTTCAAAATGTTCGTTTAAAACCCCTAGAACTGATTTTATATCTTTCTGTGAACAAATATCCATAAATTCACTTTCGCTTTGAATTAGGGGTATTTTTGACCGATTTTCGGGTATATCTGAAATAGGTTGTATATCTTCTTCTTTCGGATATAGATTATTCAAAATCGTATAAAATGCCGCTAATTTAATACAAGTGCTTGCGTTAGGGTTTCTTGTTCCTTGACATTCTGCTATTGCTTCTCTTAAATCCTTTTCGGTTATCACATCTGTTCCATCCTCTGAATTGTTCTCTGTATTTCTGTTCGGGTTCTATCGTCGGGTGCATCTTCCATCATATCTCGCAATTTAGCAATCATATCATTGCCCCTTGAATATCTACCCCTACTATCACGCCTTGCATTTCTTCCTCTTGCCATAGATGTATCATAACGTCTATATTCATCAGCATATGAATTTCTATATGATCTATCATCATAACCATCATTCATGCTATATTCTGAATTTTCCATCATTTCATCCGATTTAAGCAAGTTCTTTTTAGTATGTGCAAGTGTATCAAGATACTGCATTTCTGCCATTGAAAGTTTACCTTTTTCGACTTTGCTTTCAAGTTCGTCCATCTCGTCACAGATATATTCCATTAACTTATGCATAATTAACCCCCTTTCATGCAATTCTCGCTATTGTCAAGTTTGCGTTTTGTACTTCAATAATCGGTGCGGGTGTTACTGTTGGGTCTGTTGTTGCGGGTACTGCTTCAACTCCCAAACTAAAGCAACAACCCCTAGGCACTTTGATTATTGATGTACTTGTTACGTTCCCATAATCGCCAACTGCGGCGGGTGTAAAGATTGCCCTGCTTGTCGGTTTTGGTTCTCCATTAACTGACAGAGCAATAGCAATCGGTGTTACTGTTCCACCATCGGGAATGGCTATATTTCCATTAAACGTCACTTGATAATGTGCAAAACAATTGCATTGGTTTGGTACTATGCCCCTTAGAATAAAATTCCCTGTTTCATCCTCATGGTAAACATATCCTTTGGTACAAGGAATAGATGCACGAAATAAGATAGGCGAATATAAAGCCACTTCCTGTACTTCGTTCTGCAAAAATTCGCAAGCCATAGTAACACCCCCTTATGCTCCGCAACCACAACCGCATGAGTTCTGATTGCAAGTGAATATAGGCGTTCTACCGTAAACTGGTGTACTCGGCACGGGGCAACTTGAAAGGCGAGAATAGAGTTGATCGACCTCATTAGCAAATCCATTCTGAATAAATGCGTTCTGTGCTACCTGTGAAGCCGCAAGGTCTTTCATTGAAATTTCCTGTCTAAGTTGTGAAATTTCATCATTCTTTGCATCAATCTTATCTTGGCAAAGCTGATCTTTAATGCTCTGTACTCCTGTGTTTACTGCGTTGAGGATTGCTTGTGTATTCTGTGTATCTGTGGTTCTTGTTGCACACGCTTCCCTAGCAATATCAGAGCCTAAATTTGCAATGCCTAGACGATTTTCACAACAACAATTAGCGAACTGTGTTCCTAACTGATTAAATCCCTGTGTTGTTGCCATCTGATTAGCAAATGACTGTTGCATATTTGCAATCTGTCTTGAATTGTTTGCAATCTCTGACTGTGCAAATCCATTATTTACAGTAGCATTTACGCCCGCAAATCCACCGCAAATCTGTGTTGAAAGTGCTGATATTCCATCCCTTACGCTTGTTATTCCATCACTAATCTGCGCGTCCCTAAATCCACTAGATACGTTGTTATTGATGCCTTGCTGGCCATTCATAAGCCATGGGAAATCATAGCCAAGTTGACCGCCACCATAGCCGCCAAAACCATTACCCCAACCGCCACACGCAAGCAAGAGTAAAAGTATAATCCACCATCCGTCCCCACCAAAGCCATTTCCAAAACCGCCTTGCTGATAACCACCTGTTGGACTTACTAGCATTGTTGTGTTCATTCCGCTTTCATCTGTTAAAGCCATTTTCTTTTTCCTTTCTACCTTTAAATTTTTTAAGGTTAGCGACTGCTCAAAATTGAGCAATCGGTTTTCGACTCCTCAAATTTGAGGACTCGGTTTCGACTCATCATTTTTGATTAGTCGGATTACCATTTTACCGACGTTGGCAAAATGGTTTATATCAAGACTATGCGCACTTGTCTTAATACCAAAATGAATTAAACTTTAAAACCCATATTCCTTGCCATCTGCATAGCATTGTTATATTGTTGTTGTGAGATTTTACCGCTATTCATTAAATTTTGAATGATTGCTTGCGGGTCATTAGATATGTTTTGAGGTACTCCATATTGCCCCAAAATTGACATAGGATTGCTTTTTAATTGATTAACCATGTTCATCATCTGCAATGGGTTCATGCTCCTAATTTCTCCTTAAAATCAGATATTTTTTGAGTTATTCTATCTTCAAAATCTTTTAATTCTTCATGCGTAACATATATTTGAGGTTCTGCAATTTCGCTTGATTGTGATTGCTCACGTTCTTTATAATCAAGTATTTTCATGCTAGGCATTCCGCTTGCATCTGCACTCTTGATATATATTGAATTTCTTTCACTGTCCCACAATTGCACAGTAGAATTAGGGGCTACAAGATAAGACTTAGCCCCCGCTATTCCCTGTACCCATATCATTCCATTATTCTGTTGTGATTGGTTGGATTGAATTGATTGTGTATATTGTGGATAAAATTGTGGATAACTTTGTGGATAATTCTGTGGATAATTTATAGGATAAGCGTTGTTATAAGCCATTTTAAAACTCCTTTGTTTGTGTTATAATATAAATACAGCGGATAGGGTAGCTCCCGAACAGCCATTTTGCCTTAATGGCTTTCCGCTATAATCCATTTAAGGCATCTATTACACGAAAGGCGGTGTTATTTTTATGTTCGTTTCTGATTTATCCAACATGAAATTTGGAAAATTAACTGTTATTGGTAGAGATTATTCTTATAAATCATCCAAACATACAAAATGGATATGTAAATGCGAATGCGGTAATGTAAAATCTATTTTTCGCAATTCCCTAATATCAGGTGATTGTAAATCTTGTGGGTGTCAAGCCAATAAAGGCACTAAAGGTATAAATAAAACTCATGGATTATCTCAATCTCGCATCTATAAAGAGTGGGCAAGAATGAAAGCAAGATGCCGTTCAAATTCAAAAGATGCAAAAACTTATTATAATCGTGGTATCTGCGTTTGTGATGAATGGCAAAACGATTTTAATTCTTTCTATTCTTGGGCGATCAATAATGGTTATAATGATTCTTTATCACTTGATAGAATTGATAACGATAAAGGTTATTCTCCAAATAATTGCCAATGGATTAGTATTCAAGAACAACAATCACACAAATCAAATACCCTCTATATTTTTTATCAAGGTAAAGAATGGTGTTTACATACTTTGTGTAATCAATTGAATTTCCCATATAAAACTGCTCAAAAGCGTTATTACCGCATGAAACAAAAAGGATTGCCAATTGATTCAGACAAATTATTTGCGCCTATCCAAGAAAACAAAATTGCCATCAAATATAAAAACTAGGTGGATTTTGCAAGTACCACACATAAGAAACATATTCACTTCCACTATCCCATGCATCATAGTAATTTCCGAACTCGGCAGTAACAACGTGTGCTCCTGTTCCAATTACAAATATTCCTTGTGGATTATCTTTGCAAAATTCTTTGATTGTTAAACAATCTGAACAATCGCTTGGTATATTTGCCCTTTTAAAACCATGTTGTCTTAATACTGAACCTATTACATTATTTGCGCTTGGCATATCTCCCATAGCAAAGCCATTAACAACTAAAAGTAAATATGCCTTTTCCCATGTTGTATCAAGAGCCTTTGCAATTGCACGAACCGCACAATCCCCTACATGAGCACCGACAGGGCTTGGATTGTATTCTATCCACATTTTCTAAATCCTCTATGTATTCTTCTAAGCCTTTTTCGCCGAAATTTTTTAGAAAGTCTTTTGTAGTTCTTACTGCTTCGGCATCAGAAAAACCACAACTTTTTAATCTGTCTACGTATTTCATGAGATAAATATAATACGATTGTATTAGTCGAAAAATGAAATATTCGTGCAACTTGAAACGCACACGTAAAAATGGTATATTATATATATACATTTCCCCCGAGTACAACTCGGAACACCTCGCTTTTGATTTAAAAAAGGCTACAAGCTAATAACTTGTAGTCTTTTTTAATTGCTTAAACATTTATTATTTTATAAATCCATCATATATCAAATGCATCTGCCCTATTATTTGTTCATCATCTTCTTTCACTTGTTCTGAAATATCTTCATTTTTCTTCAACCTATAACCAATTCTTCTATATTCATCATATACAGGCTTCCAAATTATTTCACATTGTTTTCTTTCATTCGGGAAATACTTTTCAAGTGTATCTAATTCGTGTTGAAGATTTAAAGCGAATGGGCATCCTTTACAACCAGTTCTTTCAAAATTATAAGGTGGATAATAAATATCACATATTTTTATGTTATAAGTTTTAATAAACCAATTTTCCCACTCTTTTGTTAATGGCACTAAAGGCTGAAACTTCTTTAATTTTTTTCCACTAAAATTTAAACAAGATGATTGTGTTCTGCGCCCCCCCTCATCCATCATTATTCCAATGATCGCAATATTTTTATCATTTTCTTTAGCCCATTTAATCAGCGGTTCTTCTTTCATTTTCACGCAACACATATCAGAAATCCTAAGTTGATTTTCTTCTGTGAATTGATACATTAATTTTTTCGGGCAAGTTCTAGTGTGCCATTGTTCGGGTCTTTGTCCTATATATCCTTGCCACATTTTTTTACTTGGGTCTGTCTGAAATAAATTGACACAATGTGCATGAATTTTGCTTTTGAATGGATACCCCTCTTTTTCTAACATTGGTTTGATTGGTACACTTGGTTTTATAACCTTAATTCTTTCATCTTTTTTTGCTAATTCTAAAACGAAATCCCTTATCATATTTAATTCAATTCCTGTATTTGCATATACTCTTGGAATTAAATTATTAGGTAATGCCATATCTATTAAAGCTGATAGAACAGTGCTATCTTTGCCACCAGAAAAACTAATATAAAAATTTTTTTCTCCATATTTTTCTACAATCTGTTGTATTTTCTGTAATCTATCCTGTAACAAAAATTCATTATCAAAAACACTTTCTTCATCCACCATTGTTTTATTTCCTCGCTTTCGTGTTTGCTTTTATTTATTTCGTTGATATTATCATAAACTATTATTTTATATTTGTCAATACTTTTTCATAAAAAAAGAAAGTCATTTCTGACTTTCTTTTTCTTCTTTCAAATGCTTAAATATAACGTTTTCATGCTTATAGATAATGTTCTTTACTTGCCTTACTGATAAATCAAATTCTTCTGCTAATGGTTCATAACAGATACCATCTATAAAGCGTCTTTTTAAGATATTTCTATCTCTTTCAGAATGAATATAATCGTCAATAATTCCCTCAACATCACTATTTTTGTATTCCATTACTTTTTCCTAGTCCTTACAACTCCATCCCCGCCACATCTAGGACAAGTCCTTGTTGCTCCGCTTGTCTTTTTTCTTCTTGTTCTAGTTATTCTTTGTTTCGCTGTTATAGTTGCCATTATAATTACCGCCTATCTGATTTAATGTAATATCTTCACATTCTTGTGTTGTTGCGCTCACGTCCTGTTCAATAGTGACTATATCTTCATATTGGCTTTCATAAGCGAAAAATCCTATTACTACACTTGCGAAAGTCAAAAACATAATAATCAATAATATCCACAATCTTTTAATAGTTCTTTCCTGTCTAGCAACTACACTTTCAAATGCTAGATAAGATACGTATTTTTCTTCCATATTCAACCCCTTGCCGCTTATTAGGGCAAGCCAACAATAGCGACTTTTGCTTTCGGTTCGTCAACCTAGACTTGCCCATGTTTTTACTTCAACAATTCGTTCACTTTTGCTTGTACCATTGCATAATTGTAACCCGCATTAGTGAGGTTAGCACGTCTTATAGAGCCATTTCCCCACTTGCCATCAATTACTTCTTGTGCAATCTCTTCAAGTGATTTCTTTAGTGGTAAATCTGCAATCAGATTTATTACACCGTCATAATCCACATCAAGATCAACAACTGTGCTTATTCCATCAACTGTGCCCTTGCTTGAATACTGCCATGCTACCGCCATGCTTGTACTGGGTTTAAGGCTTGATGATGCATTGTACTTTCCTGTGTCATTAGATGGATAACGTGCAATCCAAAAATCAAAATCTTTCTTCAAATCATCATGGATAAGTCTTGTATACCAATCTTTATTACAGTAAATGCCTACATAATAACCCGCTTCCATGAAGATATTAGCATATGTATAGACTAATTCTCTGATATATGCCTTGCCTTTAGCTTCAACTGTTTTATCCTCTAAATCAAGCCATATGCCATATTCAAGTTTGCGTCCGTTAAGATGTTTTAAAAGACATTCTGCATCTTTTTCGGGGTCTGCCATTGATGCTCTAGCAATGTAGATATAAACACCTCTTGCGATTCCGTTATCGCCGCAACCTTTATAGTTGCGTTCAAATTCGTCATCTATTCTGTGACTTTGAGCTTCATACTGACACTTCAAAATAGCAAACTTTTTGCCCGCATTTGCCACCTTAGACCAATCAATCTTGCCTTGGTGGTGTGAAACATCAATCCCCAACAATTCGCCCATTTCATGACTCCTTTCCGTTGTTCATTGCATAAACTGCTGACTCAATCAAACTTGATAACTGTTCTTGTGTAATTGGTATGTTGTGTTCATTAGCCCACGTTGTAACCATAGTAAGCACTTCTTCTTTCTTAACTGTTCCCTTTTTAGTGCCTTTAATGGTCTGTTCTGCTGACTGTACCGCTTTAACGATATACTTCCACAATTCATCCCCGCCAAAACTTGTGATTTTCAATTTCAGAATTGGTACTACATAGCGCATGATTACTGTAATTGAAATAATAACCACAATTTCTAGCACTTTAAACAACACATCATTCATCCTTTTTCTCCTTTTTATTAGAAAATATCTCAATAGCGGCACTCAATACTAATTCTATTGCACCGCCACTAAGTCCGTATTGTATAAGTGACTCGGGTAAATCACTTTTGAACCAATATGTTACCCAAGCCACTATTACAAACACAATCCAATAGATACATACCCCTTTAACTATTATATCAATTTTTCTTTTATTTGTCAGTCTTTTCATACTTCCTCTTGATAGATATATTCATCATCTTCGATATAATTTCCACTTGGATTTTCTGCAAGAATTACGGGTTTATATCCTTTTTTTCTCATGTATTCTTCAGTAAATCCAATTACTGTCATTTCTTCAGTTTCTTCATAAGATTAACTTGTTGGTGTTAGTGAGGATGTTTTTACCCACGAACGCCATCCCAAAGAGCCATCTTTTTGACGTATATATAATGTTAAATCCGTATAAGACATAAATATATATAAAGCCGTTGCATTTTCCGTATTTACACCTGACCGATAAACGAATAAAGTTCCAATTTTATTTCCAATCCATCCCGAACCACCCTCGCCTACAGTCGTATCTACAACATATATGCCAGTGTTCAAATTATACCAATTATCGGACTTTGTTATTTTTTTCCAATCTCCCTTGTAAGGGTCTATGGGTTTATTCAACATATCTCCAGAAAGTCCCTGTGCTGATTGCTGTAAATCACTTTTTAAAATATTTGGCACTCTCTTATAAAGAATAACTTCTACACCATCCTCTGTTATGCTATTTGTGATATTATTCAAAAGTGGATAAAAATCAATTTCATCATTTTTCACAATACAGATTGGGAATTGTATTAATTTACTTGCGCTTATCAAATTAAAATTATTAAGCACACGATAATTTGAAACAGAACAGTTTGCCTCTTCGTTATTTGGTACAAACCCATATCTCATAGAATCTTGAACACAGTCGATAAACGTTGAACCACTATATTCGATTTTTGCAAACGTTGATGTTTCCCATAAAGTATCTCTTCGTAACCACGGATGAAAATTTGTGAATTTTCCGCTTCGTGTAAAACATCCTGTTTCAAAATTTACAGTTGCGCAGTTTGTAAATACGTTATCTGCGCCAATATCATTGATGCCAATGGTATTTGTGAGCGATGTTGTTCCATTGTTAATATCGCAATGGTCTACCATATTATGCCCACCATACGCATCTCCGTATTTAGTCTGTATTCCGATTCTAACATGGCTTATGATTACATTTTTTATATAACACATTCTTGCATAACCAAAGCAAAGTCCAACAAAAGCGTTGAAATCTACAAAGATTTCTCCACCCTCAATATTGACTTGTACATTATCGGTTTCGTCTGCTCCACTAATATAAATAAAATAATCAGTTCTATCGCTTGGCGCATATAACAATCTTGCGTTAACATCCATCTTGATAGACACATTTCTATTTATTACAATCGGACTAGTTATTTTATACGTTCCACTTGTGATGCGTAATTCAGTTTCTTCACTTGCTATAGCATCAATCAATGCTTGTGTATCATCTGCTTCTCCATCTCCAATAGCTCCAAATGTTTGTAATGTAACGCTGGCACTATCGCCTTTATCTCCCTTATCGCCCTTAAATTCGGCTTTATGTTCTAGGAAATAAGCTACAACATCATCCTCGATTATTGGTTCAAATGGGTGCTCACTTACATAATCTTCAACTGCTCTTACAACTATTGCTCTATCGACTGCACCACATTCAATATCGGCTATTCTTCCTAACAACTGCTCATATAATGTGGGTGTTATGATTGCACCACTTACTGATGTTCCTTGAATTACAGGGATTGTTAACAATGTAGAAGTTAATGTATATCCATCCCCTACACCAAATACACCAACTTGAATTTCTGTATCTTGATTAGCCCTTAATACTCTTGCGGGAATAGTACATGAATTACCTTGAAGCAAGACAGGGATTTCAGCCCTATCTTGCCTAAAAGTAACTGTTTTTTCAGTATTATCCCATTCACTAGAAAATGTGAAATTACAAGAATACACTTGATTACCATTTGATATGATTTCTTCACTATCCAAACGTGTTAATGTATGCTTATCTACTGAAAATTCTAATGTTACCATTTTTTACTCCTTTTCGGGTGTTTGCGGATTGATCAATGTTGATAAATAATCAATCCTTTTGTGTGCTGATTTTACAGATGCTTCTGTCAATGCGATTTTCTCTTTCATTGAGTTAACTTCTGTTTTTACTTCTTTCATTTCCTTTTTAATGTCCTTTGTATCTTCTCGAATATCCTCGAGTTTTACAATTACTGTTGTGATTTCCCCAACATCTGTTTTGTTATCGTTTTTATAGTTACGAAACAATGCAACTACCGCAACTATACACGATATTATTGTTACTAGATGTGACATTTCAATTGACATATTTTAGCCCCCATAATCAAGTCCTGTGATTTCTTTAAATTCATCTTCGGTTATCCATCCTTTGACAACCGCATTTCTTACCCATTGCAACTTCCACCATCCTTTTTCATAGTACTTTTTTACTTTTTCATAGTTTTCAGAATGTTCCATATATCCCCCTTACTCAATCATCATCAATAGATATTCAATCTGTGACGTATGTTCTTCTACTGTGGCAGTCACATCTTCTGTATCATTATCTGTTGTCGGCTCTGTATATGAACCATCTTTGCCAAGTACCAATACAACTACAATTCCTGTTTCTTCCTCTTGTGTTATAACCCCCTCATCATCATATTTAGCCGCATTTAAGACGATTTCCTTTTGGTATGCTTCAACATAGATTGTATAGCCCTTATAAACTGAAATATAACTGTTATCATCTTTTAATACTGCTATACCATCATTATCCGCTATTTCTTGGATTTCTTCAAAAGTATTTGTGTTTCTGATGATTGTTAACACTAATTTGTTGTCATAAACTGATATTCCGCTTTTTGCAAGCTGATATTCGTTGTCATTAACTTTGATTTTCATACTTTGATAACCCCCATTTTGATTTTATTTGGCTTAAATTCTTGTTACTGTTATGGTGGCAGTTCCAGCAGGATAACCCTCTGGATAGTTACCATCACCAATACTAACCGACGTTGCATTGTTGAAAGTCAGTGTTTGACCACTACCAATCCATGCAGATGATGATGAACCAGATGACAAACCAACTGATATATTAACCGAACCCATGCTTGATGAACAGCTAATCTTAATGTTAATTGGCCTATCAAAATTAATTCCGTCTGAATGATTCCGATTTTGGTACTGACCATACCAACGGAATGATGCACTTTGAAAGCCTTTAGCCTTATTCTTGATAGCATTTGTAACGTCATTTACACTTTTGCTTTCGGGTGTTGCCCCTACTGCATCAAGTGCATCATATATGGTATTGGTAAAGTTTTCACCTACATAATATAAATATGTTGGGATATTAAACTGAACCTGATTAGCACCATAAGCATGGGCATATAATTTTGCGGGTGTTATTGTTATAACTCCATTACTTAATGAAATATTTGGCGGTGTATATGAGCCACTAGCCGAAACATTATCACTAGTTACCCATGTCATTCCCGCACTTTCGCCTTTAGCCACAGGACATACCGCAAGAAATTCACTTATTGACTCTGCTTCAAATGCTGATACATCAACAGTTTCAGTAGTGGTATATGTTCCAATAAAGATACTTCCACCACCTACTCCGTTACTAAAAGGGTTGAATGTATCAGCACCTCGGTTAGGGTCTGTATTGTACCCGTACTTTCCATCATGGTAGTCAAGATATATTGGTTTATTATTAGCGGTTAGCTGATTATCATTTCTTGATACAATTGGTTCAACTGTCGCAATTCTTTCTGCTACTTCATCAATAGCACCTTGAATTTTAGTTGACTCTAAACCACTATTTGCATTGGAATAATCAATCTGACTTGCATTTAGATTATCAACTAATTCATCAATCTGATTTTGTAAATTGCCCGCCGCATCTTCTGATAATTCATCCTTGATATGTTCAAACCATTGTGTGAAATTATATTCTAGTTTTGTAGTAAGCTGTTCTACATTGATTTCTTCTACTGTTCCTGTGACAATACCACAAGCAACTTTGCTATATCTATAATCTTCAATATTGGCGGTTGTGATTTCTGTGACACCCGCACCAACGTAAACATAGCCAACTACTAATTCATATACTTCATCACTTCTTGTAGGGTAATACCGTGGTGCGTTTGTGCTTGAATACTGTCCTTGCTCCACTCTCAATGTGATTGCCCTATTAACATAATCACAAGACACTACAATAGCATCCCTACGTGGATATGTACTGTGAGCCGCTTCAAGAGTGAATGATGTTTCATCAAAAAAGCCTATTCTGCCTTGAATATTTGCATATCCACCGCTACATTTGATTTCCATACCACCATTAGCGGTAATTCCAAAATTTCCATTGAAAACACCTGTGGTAAAAAATTGATTGAACACTTTAGCGAATGAGTCAGAACTGTATTTTCTATCCCCATCACTAGAGTCCCAAAAATAACCATAACTATCGCCGTTTACTGCCATTTTTTAATCCTCCAAATCCAATGTTGTAGGTAATGGATTACCCAAAGTAGGTACAACTTTCATTACCTCATGTTCGTACACTTCCATGATTTCTGTGATACGTAATTCAGAAGATAACCCCCACGCATTCTTTTTTACTGTGACTATATCCCCTAAATCATAATCAATCATGTATTTAAAGTTCCCTAAAGCTATTGTATCACATTCAAATGACGTACTAAGTGTATTTTCGCTTAGTTTTTCTTCGCCCCTTTGTCTTAATAGGGCTTCGTATTCTTCATCTGTTAAATCGGTACTTTGCAAATCTCTTGCATCAACATACAACTCTTTTCTTTCAAGCCCTGTTAACGTATCATCCCCGACAACTACAACTTTTCTATCTGTTCCCTCGCCCTCTCCTAGAACATAAGCCACATTTTTTTCAAGCTGACCATTGATGTTATATGTTGACGTATCAAGATTATTAAATTCATCAGAAAACTCAACAAAATTACGTTCATGTTGGCTTCGTGTTCGTTTCAATCCTTTGAATACTTCAAATGATAACTGTCTTTTGGCAAAATTCGGCTTTATTCTAAAACCTAGGCTTGAAGCCGCCGCAATCTTCTGCATGATCGTTAGTCGGCTTTTCCATGATGTTTGGAATGAGATTGTTTCATCAAATCCTTTTAAATCTCCTAGAATAATGTTAGGTAGGCTCGCATCACTCATAATTTGCCGCATAGCAACTTCTGTTTTGCCACTAAAATTAAAAACCGACTGAATAACTCGCCTATCAAGATAAGACTCCAAAAATCGCCCTGTAACCACCATTTTATTGACCTTATTTGTTTGGTTATACTTGATTGCTTCGATTACTCCCGCTTCATATGCTCCATATAACCAAACAATATTATTCCTTTGATACAAGGCTACATTATCAGAGGTTATAGGCAAGTGAATTTCAAACTTGCCTACCTCATTATATTTTCTAGTCCATGTGCATGATATTTGATTTTCTGATACACCAATCAACTTTAAATCTTGCGAATATACACGTATTTCCATTTAAGCCCCCTCATATTTGCCTTTATACAAGAATGTTAAGATTAAATATTCATCCCCGCTATCTGCACCATATCCATAGTGATTTAATCCTCTTTGTATCTGCAAAAATTTGCTATCTTCTGTCAGATATTCATTGATCTCCGTTTCTACCCCATCCCTCAACAATTTAACGTGCTTATTTCCTGTTGTTGTGGTTATTGTGATTACATCCCCACTTAACATAGTGAACGGATAATCTTCCGAACCAATTTGTAAATGTGTAGCATCTTCAATCCTTGTAATCTTTGGATTTAGCACAGTAGAAAAGGCTTCAACAATGATTGTCATTCCTAGATTATTTACAGAAATATCATTCTTGATTGTGGCAATCCTTGTCTGTTCTCTGTGTCCGATTTCTTCCCCATCTGCTGAAAATTCATGGGTAAATTCAAAATCGCCTACCCAATCCGCAAGCATTATTCTTGTATTTTCTTCATCATAGAAAAATGGGTCGGTACATATCAATGATACTGTGATAAGTCGGCTCTTTAGTTTGCCCTTATACACCTTTTCAACCTTATAGCTTATTTGCCTTGTATTTCCGTTTTCTGTATATGTTAGAGTGCCTGTGCTATCTTTACTAAACAGAACATAAAGCAAATCTCTATTGGCTTGATTAAACACGTTTTCGGGCTTATCCATGAGTGCTAATGTGATATTCCTTTTCTTTGCAACTATACCTTGAAATGTACTACCATCTGTCATTGTATTATCAGATGTAAAAACATTATTGACGCTTTGATACAATCCATCTGTATATGCCAACACAAAGGGACTAAATCCCTCTGTGTTGAATGTCATGGTTACACCCTCGTTATTGGTACAAGTAATTGACCTACTCATTTAAAGACCTCTCAATTCTAGCAACATATCTCTTGTTGCATTTTTCGTTTGTCTTGCGACTTCTGATGGGCTTAATTCCTCGGGGCTATAAATATTGTTAATTTGTGTAAATCCACCGCTTACACCCGCAGTTTCAACGCTTGCGCTAGGCGATACAATCATATCGCCAAAATTAAAAGCATCTGCAACTGTATCAAGCAATTTAGCCTTGTTATCTTCGATACCTTGCATGAATAAGTTCATCATATCGGGCGCATATGTGTGGAAGTCTGACAATGGTCCTTTTTCGGGTTCGGAGAAGTGGAGAAATTCCCAAATTGACTGTGCAACTCCACTAACTGTTTCTTTTAGGGCTTCCCACTTTTCCTTGATACCATTGATGAAATTTTCAATAAGGTCTTGTCCCCATTGTTTAGCATCATCAATCTTTTCCTTGATACCATCCTTGACCATTTCAATGATTTTTTTACCATTGTCAAACAACTGCTCTTTTTGGGCTATGACTGTTTGAATGAATTTATTTACAAGGTCTAAAGCCGCTTTTGCGATTGATGATAACAGGCTTACAATACCATTTACAATTGCCTTGGTAATTTCCATACCATTAGCAAGGAATTTTGGCAATGCCGCTTGTAATGATGCCACTAATGATGTAACCAATTGAACTCCCGCCATCAACAGACTTGGTAGGGCTTCAATCAGACCACTAGCCAATGAGAATATTATTTCGTAAGCCGCCGCTATAATAAGTGGTAGGTTTTCGATTATAAATTGCGTCAACCCACTTAATATTTGAATTGCACCATCTATCAGCATTGGTAGACTCTGTACGATACCTTGAATGAGCCCTTCTATGATTTTTGGGGCAGCTTCAATGATCTTGGGTAGGTTTTCACTCAATCCTTGCCCTAATGCCATTATAAGTTTCAACCCGCCCTCTATCATAGATTGCACACTATCGGGGTCGGATAACTTCATTGCTAGACTTAACACCAAATCAGTCATTTTTGACATTAGCACAGGTATCATTTCAGAAATACCCGCTAATGCCTGTGGCAAGCCGCTTATCATAGCATCTGCAAGCATTTCAATTATTTGTATTCCCGCATCCATGATTACAGGTAAATTTTCGAGCAATCCTTGACCGACTGCACCTAATAATTGCATACCTACATTGATGGCTTCGGGTAGCATTTCAACTACCATTGCAAGACCTTGCGAAAATACTTCACTCAATGCGGTCATTGCTCCTGTTAAACCACCCTCTTTAAATGCGCTAGTGACCTTAGAAAGCCCCTCTGTTCCAAACTGTGTAAATTTCCTCAATGATGGTGTTAACTTGTCTGAAATCGCAATTTTAGCACCCTCTAAGGCACTTTGAAATAGTGTTACATCTCCCGCTAAATTATCTAATTGAGTATCAGCCATTTTTTGAGCCGCACCCGAACTATCCAAGATTGACTCTCCTATTTCATCCCAATCTTGACCGACTGCATTTAACAAGGCTTCGGCTGATGCTAAATCCCTAGTGTTAAACAAATCAGAAATAGCTTGTATTTTCTGCTCTTGCGTCATAGAGGATAATTCGGTGTTCAAATCCCCGAAAATATCCGACAATGAACGCATATTACCCTCTGCATCAAATACTGCTACTCCCATAGCTTCAAGTGCTTTTGTTCCATCACTTGTGGGGCTTGCTAGTTTAAGTAGCATATTTCTCATATGCGTACCCGCTTCACTGCCCTTTACACCCGCATTAGCCATAGCAGTTAACGCTATTTCCATTTCTTCAATACCGCTTACGGGTGCTTGTGTTCCATCTGCAAGTGTTACAAATCCACCATTTAATTCCTGTGCAAGACCACCGACTGTCAAAAACGCTTCGCCTAATTGCGATACGCTTGTATTACCTGTTGATGATGCTTTAGCCATTTCATCAATCAACTGTGGCATTTCAGACATTTCAAGACCAAATGCGGTCTGTGCATCTGTTACCATATCTGATGCAGTAGCCAAATCCATATTACCCGCCGCCGCTAAATTCAAGACATTCGGTAACATAGTCATAGACTCTTGAACATCATATCCCGCCAATGCCATATAATTCAAAGCGTCAGCCGCTTGTGTAGCACTAAAAGCGGTATTCTGCCCCATGAATTGTGCATATTCTCTTAGATTTCCGTTAAATGTACCCCATGCGGTATCAACTGCACCAACTTGTGTTTGCAATTCAGACATTGACAAGCCCATAGTTGCGGCAACTTGTGACATTGACTTGTCAAATTCTTTACCCGCTTTTACTGAACTAGCGGCAAAGGCAGTAGCGGCGGTTGTGGCGGTTGCTAATGCCGCCGCACCAATCTTGGCGGCAGTCTTTAGCCCATTCCCGATAACTCCACCAAAAGATGTTGCTTCGCCTTTTGCACTTTTCAATCCATTGGAATATTCTGTTGAGTCAAGACCTAATTTTGCGAATAATTCAAAAACTACATTACTCATTTAATCGCTCCAATTTCATTTTAATGTCATTTATTACTTCTTCTGACGTTCTCGTTTCCTCTTTCTTTGGCTCAAGCATTTCAACATACCTTGCTTTTAAATAACTTCCACCATGCGCCATTTTAGCGGTATTTTCGGTCATTAAGCGCAAGGACTCTGTCACATATCCTTTGTATAGCTTTTCTTCTTGAATTTTATGAAAAAAGGATATGTAATGCTCAATTACATATCCTGTTCCCAAAAGTTCTAAAAGTTCAAAATTCAAACTTTCTAAGCTATTTAAATAGATTTCTGTTGAGTTTGGAGTTGAGCCAATAAGGAGAAAAAATTCATTACACTCTTATTCTGTGCCATTTCCATGATACAATCCATATATTCGTCAATAGTATGGTTGTCAACCTCGCTTGGTTCAACAAAACAACATAAAGCCAACACTTCCAATGTTTCCTGTGGATGAACTGCAAGCATATTATCAAGAATTTTATTCAGATTAGCCATTGTCTGTTTCTGCTGAATAAGTGCATTATCCTTGATTACTTGTGCTCTTTCCTCGGGTGTTGCATCAAAAGGAATAACCTTATACTGTGGCTTTGTTGCTCTAATAGCCATTAAATCAATAGCATCAATCCATTTTGCTACTGCATTTTTGATCCTTGCGGTCTGTGCTACAAATTCACTTGGCTTACACGTCGCTAAATTTTTCATTTAATTTCTCCTTATGCTTCTGTTGGGTCTGCTGAATAGAACACCATAGGTACTTCACTCTGTGCATTGATAGATACGTGACCTGTGATTGTAATTTCTATCTGGCCTTTTCCATTCTTTGTTGTTTGAAGTGAAAAGCCCTCTGTTGAAAGAGCATTTTTAAGCTGAATTGCTACAAAGCCACCATCTGCTCTATCGCCTACCCACCAAATATCACTAAAATCTGTCTGTTTTAGTTCTGCTCTAGGTATGATCTTTGATGTATCTGTACTATCAATATCAGCACAACCAAGAGCCATTTTAATGAGTTTTGGACTTGTGCCTAATGATGTAGTACTGATTGAACATTCCCATCCATCAAGATGCTTAAACTCTTTCATATTTGTTGGTACATTATCAACATCTTCTCCAAAATCAGAAAATGTTGGCTTACATACAGGATTGACACCGCCTGTTGTAGCACAAACAATATTTGCATCTGTAACTGTTGGATTGCTTGGGTCAAAAGTTGTTAAAAGAACACCCGCATCAAGTTGCAATGCATTAAACGCATCCTGTGGTACTACTGTAAATTTTCCCATCTTTTTTCTCCTTAATAATTTGTTAAAAATTCAAAATTCACATTCAAGATTACTCGCCTTACTGCATCATCACTTTCTTCTCTCATGCGTTGAGCAAAGGGAACACCCTTTGTTATATAAATTCTTCCATCATCTATATCAATAGTCGGTGGATACATTGTTACTATCTTTTTTGCTATTTCTTCGGCTTTTTCGGATATTTCTTTCCATGAATAGGAACGATACCACAATGATGCATTTGTCATTACAGTATTACCGATACTATCCGTTTGTACTGAATATGTGATATACGGATATTCTGCATTATCGGGTACTGTTGTTTCATCATATGCGGTTAGGTCGAAACTCTCCCAAAACTTTTGTATTGCTTGCCCCTTTGTCATTGTCCTTGCTCCTGTGGCAAACTCCATTCTTCTGCGCTTACTTGACGCATATCAAGATTAGCACTTTTTGGAGTTGCTTTATCATCCCCATCACTAGAAACCCTAAACACTTTACCATCTGACAAACGCTTAAATACATCATGATATTGTAGATTGATATTCTTTTTAGTGGTTACTGTGTATAATGCAGTTACCCCCTCATGTTCCGCTATTCTTGCTTGAATTGACGAGTCTAATGTAATAGCCGCATCAAATTTAGCACCATCTTTCCAACTAGGCTTAAAACCACCATAGCCATCAGATACAGACACTCTATCTTGCATTACACATTTACTTGTAAAATCATCAATTAAACTCATACCCTTATTTTCCTATACTTGTTTAGCCTATTAGCAAAAATTTCTTTATATCCACCACTAACCTTTGAATAAGAATACCCGCCAAAACTTTCTGATTGATAAGGACTATTTACTTTGTCCTTGTTTGCCTTTTGCCATTCATCAATCTCTTTTGCCAATTCCACAAAATCAACAGGAATTGCCATAAGCCATATCGAGCCATTAAAAGTTTCATCCATAAGTGGCAAATTAGAATTATAACAGTACACTCCATCATTCAAACTAGAACCTACAATTCTAAAATACTGCCCTAATAATACTGCATCCGTAAATTCTTCATTGGTTATCTGACCATTTACGATTTCAATATTTCCATGAAACTTTTTCTGCCCTCTATCGAAATAATTATTGAGTTCGCTACACAATTCACTCAGCATCATTTCTTGGTCTACCCCTCTTTTTCTTTGGCTTTTCTTCTACTGTTTCGGTTTCTTCTTCTGTTTCATCCTCAATAGGCGGGTTCATAAAATCTGCAACAGGTTCTGTTGTTTCTTCTTCCACCAATGTAATAAGTGGAATACCTCGTCTATTGTGATTAGATGATAGTTCCTTTAAACGATCATCAGATACTTCTAAGCCATTGCGGGGGAACACATCCCCCGCTTTATAAGCATATCTGTTATCCTGTAAATCCGTAAAAAACGTGTTTACCTTATACATTTAATCATGCTCCTGTGCTATCTACTGTAACAACTGAAATTCCATCAAGATATTCTGCCCAAAGTGTCATACCCATAAGAGCGAATGACTCGCCTACTGCGTGGCTATAATCGCCGTTTGCATGGAAACCAACAAGGTTTGTTTCTCCATCTGTTGTGTAATTCAGACCAAGAGCCGCAAAATCTGCACTTGCGGGATTGATATAGTAAAGGTCGATATTCTCAATAGGTGTTGAAATTACCTTGCCGCTTGGGATTTCACTTGACAGAATAAGTGTCTGTGCTCCAAGAAAATTCTTAATATACTCGATACCAAAAGCGTTCTGTACTGTAAGTTCTGCCGCACCAAGATATTCATAAGCATCAAGTGTATTAACGAATGTAACTACACCTGTCATATCTCTGTGCATCTTCTTGAACTTATCCTTTACTGTACCAATTGACATTGCAATAGCCTTTTGGAATGTTGTTTCTGTTCTTGTCAGAGTACCTGTTAAAAGGAATGTGTAAAATCTATCCATAACATTACTCTGTAACTCATTCAGAAATGCATCATCTGTTTTCTGAACTGCAACAGTAGCACCCCACTTGGCTACTGACTCAATTGATACTGCCTTTGCGTACTTTTCAAGAGTAATATCCGCATATGTCGCTGGTACTACTTCAAATTCTGTATATGGGATTTCCTCTCCCTCGCCTACACTTGCACCGCCTTGAAGTGCCTCTGACTTCATCTGTGCTTCATAAGATGTAAGCTTTGTTCCTGCCGCCTTTTCAATCGGTCTTACGATACCAAGGATTTCTCTAAGTGCTTCCCAATTCTTCGCAAATCTTGTTACGAAGTCAATTTCTCTTGCTGTAACTGCATAATCTGTTGTTACTGTTAACCCTGTCTTTGCTGGCATTTTTCTTCTCCCTCTTAAATTCCAAATAATTCGTGATTTTCTGCAATGGCTTTCTGACGCTCTGTTGTATCTTTAATCGCCATGATCTCATCTTTAGTCATTGCACTTCCACCATTGTTTGTAGGTGGTGTTGATGTTTTTGCACCTTTTGTTTCTGTGGTGGTAATGAAATCAGCCCATTCCTCTTTGATACCCTCAATCAGCTTATCAGCATCCTTAAACTTACCATCTTCCATTTCAAGGTTATCAATATCTGATACCTTTAAAACTGTTGCAAGTCTTTTTTCAGAGATGCCCGCCTGTTTAAGCAACTCGGTATAGGCGTTTTCCCTTGTTGCTCTTGTTTCCTTGGCTGAAATTTCATTCTTGTATGCATCAAAATCCTCTTTAAGAGCATCATACTTAGTTTTCCATTTACTAGCCTTGGTTACTTCATCTTCTGCGTTCTGCTTTTCACCTTTGAGTGCATCAATTTCTGTCAGTTTTTCATTGTAGCGTTTCTTATCTACAAATTCCTTGCCAACTGCTGAATTAACCGCTTTCACGATTTCTTCAAATTTCTCTGTGCTGATGTTACCATCTTCGTTTGTGTTGCTCTTTAATATTGCTAAAATATCCATTTACAATCCCTTTCGCTATTAACGGGTGCTACCCTAGATTGTTTTATTACATTTTTAGTATAGCGTAATTTTATGATTTTTCAAAATTAAATTTTATAATTTTAATTCGCTTACTAAAATATCTTTGTATTCGTTGATATGATTTACCATTGCGGGCTTGATATAAGGTTGTGCGGGTACAAATTCCTTCACTAACCTTTTGCCGAGTGCGGGAACATATCGCCCCACTTCTTGATGATGCCCAAATTCAACACTTGCGGCGTATTCAACATTAGTGCCAATATATACCGCCTTTTCATCCTTTGAAACTTCACTTGTGATTGAATTTTTTAATCTTCCTGTATCAACAGGGGCAAGTGCCGCCGCATTATCAGCACCTTTATTGCCTATGATCTCTAATGCATTGTATATGGCTTCATCTGTCAATCGTAAAATCTTATCAACATTATCCACTCTTATTTCAATGCTTGCCATTATTCCTCTTTTCTGCGGCTATTTTTCCATTCATCATAACTCATGCCGCCCAACTTACTTGAATTTCTGTTATCGAGGTTGCTCCAATCGGTTTTGTACTTATCATATTCATAACCTAGTCTGCATCTGCAATTATAGACCTCTTCGGGTGCTCCTGTTCCATCTGCGGGATATTCAAGACCATTGGAAAAAGTCTTATCAACATCAACCACTTCTCCATCCATATCAACATGACTATCTCGAGTGACATTATCAAGCGTGGCAATCCATACCTTTTTCAAGGCTATCCCTTTTTCGCTTGCCCTTATCATGCTATCTAAACGTCCTCTGTTCTGCGCTCCTGTCATTGATGTTCTAGCGGTTCTGATAGCACTTGAATTATCCATTCTTGCGACTTTCTGAATACGCCTTGCGATTTTTGGAATACTCTCGCCTTGCAATATCCCTTGTGTTAATGCCGATTGAATATGTTGCATATTCCACTTCAAATCCTTTGAAATTTCCACTTTAGGGCTTGGTAATAACTTTGGGTTATCTTTTATCAAGGCTTTAACTGCATCACGATTATATAGGCTAAATGACGTGTTTATTCGTGTTTCATGCTCGATAAGATAAGTGCCATAATTCATGTTGAGTGCATACACATCTATCACTTTATCATTAACATAACTCATGGCTATCTTATCTACATTGGTTAAATCTTCTGCAAGGGTTCGTTTCATTTCAGACCAATAATGCCCCCTTTGCATTTTCCTTATTCTCCACGATTGATATTCTGCTTTTGTGATTTCCTTGTTTTTGTACTTCAAACGTATAATATCATCTTCTTTTTTGAACTGTGCAAAATAAGCATCTGCCTTTTCGCCTATTTCCTTTGCGGCTTGTGAATATTCCTTATGAATTTTTGCTTCAAGCTGATTTAATAGCTTTTCGCTTTCTTTAAATCCATAATCATTCCTTTTCATCTACTACCTCTGTCGGGTTTTCCTCGGTTTCTTCTTCCTCGGTTTCTTCGGGTTCTTCCTGTGCTAATCGGCTCATGTTTTCATCTGCCTTTTGTCTTAGTACTTCCTCAACCTTGTCAATATCTCCGATAATGGTTAATAGCTTTTCTGTTACATATTCTTCACTAAGATAATCTGCACACTCCAAAATCGCTTCAATTTCCTCTTTTTTGTTAGCCATTTTAGAACGAACGAATGTTACACTATCTTCAATTCCAAACACGCTTAAAATGCCTTTTACGAACTCTTGCACACAATATTCGAACATATCCACCTTTTCATTTAGTGGTTCATATGCCGCTTCAATCTGTGTTGCGGTTACTTGCCCCGCCGCTATCTGTGTTGTATCAAGTGCCATTGCATCTTTATACATATCATGCTCTAATCTTGCCAAATATGCTTCTCTTGATTGATATGGTACATCAATAGTATGCGCTTCTGCGTTTGCTCCATCCTGTTCAACAACTGCGGCTTTTACTGACTTGATACGCTCTACAAACTTTGCAAGGTCTATATCATCCATTCCACCCGCATTGTTAATAGTCCAATAAATCATTGAAGCATCATCCAAATCATTAGCAAAGCCCGATTTAATCAAATCATATGCATCTATTTGACTTTTGATAGTATCTAGTTCGGATTGATGTTCGGGATTTCCCCATAATGGCACAATAGGAAATGTCGGGTAATTATAGCCATCAAGGATTTCTGTTCCATCCACTTCCGAATATCTTATCTTGACTTGATATGGTCTTTTCTCTTTCAGAATGAACATATCTCCGTCTTTATTCCTCATATACTCGGTATATCCATCAATTTCATATAATGTAGCCCTTAATGGCTTGTTATCGTCTATCTGCCAAAATCTAATTCCCGCTTTTAAACTTCCATCTTCTTCATCCCACAATGGTGCAAATTCTGTAACCTTGAACACTTCCACATGGTCTAAATTAGCAAAGCCAAAAGACAAAGCCCCAACTAATGCCGCTCTGCCCGCTTTCTGCAATGCAATGTCAAAATCATTACCACCTATTCTATCTTTGGTCTGATCATTGCCAAATGTTGCCCCATTGCCTAATAGATACTGATTTTCTTGTGTTACAAATCTCTTAAAGAATGAACTTGCGCACTTGTGGTTTGCGCTAAAATTGTCGGGAACTGCTTGTCCTGTAATAGTGTAAAGCAATTTCTTAAAGTTCATGATTGTTGGGTTTTGGGTTTTCATGTACAAATCTGCATCAAAAGCGGTTTTATATAAATCAGACGCTTTGTGTTCTGCAATCGCACTTAGAATAAATGCGCTGCGTTCTTCCAATCCCTCTCCCACTTGTTGTAAATCATTAAAAGTTTTCATGTTACCCCCTTAATTCCATAATGGTTTATAATTGCTATTATCGTTTTTAGTATATAATATTCTTGCTAAACTTGCACAACTATCGGGGCAATCATCATGCTCTGCTTCTTCGTTATAATCGCATATCTGATTGATGTATTCTTCATCTGTGCCATCTACAAAAATTACATCTTTCCATATCTTCAAAAGATATGTGGTTATCTTGATGTGCTTATTCATGCTTTCATGATATGTGTACGCCCTCAATCCCTCTTTCTTCAAATCCCTTGCTACAAATCCCTTATCGCCATTATCTTCTATCGGCATCTTGCCGCACATAAAGGCATTGTAATACTTGATTATATCGGGATAACACTTTTCAACGTGCTTTCTCCAACACTTGCCAAGTACATAATACTTTCCATCATGCTTTTTCATGATTGTAAATGCAGTGAAATCTTCTCCATCAAAAGCCGCATCAATATGAGCCATTCCCTGTTCAACCATTGCAGGGTTTCCGCCTGTTTTCGGGTCTGTAAAGATTACATCTTCACTTGCTATATGTCTTAATTCATAGTTGCAAGAGAACAAACTAGGCAACATTTTTGATTTTATTTCTTTTATTTGTTCTTCGCTTATCAATCCTGTTGTGTAGCAATCATATTTTTTTACGTTTGGCATCAAACTTTCTGCGGAGTCTTTATGCCAAGGCGTTAATGTGTTAAAGATACGTCCATCTCTATTCTTGATATTCTGCAACTCTTGATAAACTAACTTTGTTCTATCTCTTTCGGCTTTAGATATTCTATCGGTCACATTGATAATATCATCCGTAAATATTCGGTCAAAATGCTTACCTGTCAATGATGAACCGATACCCATTCCCACAAGCTGATTAGTTCCCTTTATATCTGTTGTTAAATTGGTGCTTATTTCTGTTGCCGATTGTACTGTCATTTTCAGATTAACATTATAAATACATTGCACGAAATATAACGTATGCGGGTCTTGCAATATTTTCTGCACCTGTTTTACAACCTCTTTTATATCAGAGTCCGTTTTTCGCAAAAATAACGTGCGCTTATTCGGTAGCAATATAATAATGATTGCTAATGCTACCGAAACGCACGTCGTTTTATATGAAGCTCTATGACTCATAAGGGTTTCATCTTCTTTTCCCCTTACCATGTCAATGATCCATTCATTATGCAAATCTGTTAATTTTGTAAATCCTAATAATTTTGCAAACTTAACAGGCTTATCCCTTAATATCTTTATCGCTTGTTCTCTTGTCATAATACTCGAAATGTAATCCCCCTGTGCTTTTTGCTTTTCCTGTGCAACATGATACTATTTTAGGTCTGCTCAATCCTGTTTTTCTTGCGGCATCTGCAAAACTTTCATAAACCACATTTGTTTCCAAACATATAACCCTCTTTTTGTGTGGTTGTGCTTCTGATAAATGCCTTTTCCATTCATCACTCAACTTGATACCACACATATTTTTATTACCTTTTTGAAATTCACTTCTTATTTTTCTTGTGCTATCTGCAACTGTATATCCTGTTATTCCACCACCATTCAAATTATAACCATAATTCGTATCATTGCTTTTGTATTTATCAATATAATATTTTTCTAAATCATCCAAATCGTTTTCCCCACATTTGCATAAAATCTCAAATTTAAATGCTTGTGGGTTTTCATTATATTCGCTTTGCAATAATCTATTATGGTGCGTTCCTGTTTTTAAATCATAAATATGTGATGATTTTCTATGTGACAAATTCTTACTTTGCCCTATATACATTTTGCCATTTTCAATATTTTTTATTGCATAAATCCCTATCATAAAAGCGGTACTCCTTTTTTATTTTATTATAACATAGGGTGTACCGCTTTTCGTTATTTATCATTTTATATCATTAGTTTATACTCGCCACCGAGCACCATTTATATTTTCATCAATCATCATTTAAAACCATATTTTCGATTTCACTGATTACATCATTATCTACTTCTGCAACCATGACTTTCTGCACAGGGTCTTGCCCTACTGTTGAGCGTATTGTTTCAAAAGCCTTTACATTGCCCTTTGCGGCTTGTTCAAATAGCTTTGCAGTTATTATTTCAGTACCGCTTTTAGACACTCCGTTTTTGTCTGTAAACTCCTTTTCTAGCAGTATTTCCAAGGCTTCTCTTAAATCTCTTTTTCTGCGTCTTGCTTCGGCTGATTTCTGTGCGCCTTTCTTGGCTTCTTCAAGGGTAAATTTATGTTCACATGGTCTTAAATTTTGCTCATTTGCCATTTTATAACTCCACTAATTGTTTTTATACATAAATGATGCAGTTTTGCAATTATTTCGCATTGAACTGCGGTTATTATCAATTGCGCTCTTGTTGCTAATGCATCTATTTACACTATATCTTATCATAGTCCATTTTGCTGATCTTCTTAATGCCATT